AAGTTAGATAGGTCTTGAAACTTCCAATTTTGGCTGATGCTTTCATTCTCGTACAAATCAATATACGATTGAGTGAATGTATCCACCAACGTGTCAATGTAGATGTCTTGACTTACTGGAGTTGGTGATATATTAGAATAGTCAAGATATGCATCAAAGGTTATATCACCTGTATTAGGGTCAAACGCAACAACAGTAGATGTAGTAACTAAACCACCATTAGGACCTGTGATGATAGTACCAATGGTAATAAGGTTAGCAGGAGGATTACCAATATCTGCAATATTTGCAACGGTGCCACCTGCAGGGTTAAAGGCTGTTGTATAAGGTCCTGATGTGCTATAACCCGTACTGCCTGCAGTAACTATTAATTGTACTTCTCCGTTCATATTATGTCCAGTATTGGTTTGACATTCTTACACGCAGTGTCAAATTATATAACTTGCCATCACGTGTTTTCTTTTCTGTGTAGGTTGTATCATCTATGTTGACAGGTATTGCAATAGCCTTACCTGCATCGGTGCTTAACCATGTAACCTGATTACTTGCAAGCAATGAACGCAAAAAGATAAACTCATTCTCTGTGATGTAGTCACTATTGACCTGCAGCACCTGCTCCACTAAGTTCCTTCTATCTTGCAAACCCCTATCATTTGCACTGAATACAGATGTTGTACCATTGAATAACACTTTGCGGTATTTCTTGCGATCTATCTCATCTGTAATTTCAGACTTTTTAGTAAAGTTAAAATAGTCCCAACCACCACGAGAATTAACCCATCCAAGACGTATCTTATCATTGAGGCAATCTGATTGACCATATTTGCCAACGTTGTAAAAAGTGTATGCAATACTCTTTTGTGATGCACCCGCAAACACCGTCACTTTATAAGCACGCCAATTTGGAAATAGTGATGGTTTCACTGTTAATCCTACCCAGTCATTAAGGTTAGCAGGATAGACAGGCAAAGCTTCAATATCATAACCATTCAGTGTTACGTCCTGTGATGTAGGAGCACCAACACTTGAAAAGATAGTGATGTTGATTTTAGTAACTACGTTGTTGCTTAGATACGTACTATTGCCCGGTATGCAAAGCAAACCATAGTCCGATTCATATGCAGGTATCCATGTGTTGTTTGGTGTTGTTGGTCCTGCACCAAGATTCCACGATGCTGCAAGATACCAAGGATGCGTATCTGTCTTTCTATCGCTCATGGCATAGTAGGTATTGCCTATCAATGACTGCCCTACCTTTTGACCACCTGTCTCTACATTTGGCTTATATCCATCAATCACTTGAAAGTATCCATTAATGGCTATCATACCCTCACCCGCAACTGCACTACCTTCTGCTTCTGTTAGCACACCACCAACTAACCACCACTCACTAACTGAAAATGTTATTGTGCGCTTGCTTAAATCATCTTCTGTATCTGTGGTGCTAAAGTGCCAACTCAATGGCTCATAGTTGCGCATATCTTCAAGCAATGGAGCAAGGTCAAAATACAAATTATCATCTGGTGCAGCAGGTATGTAGAAGTTGTACGTAGTTGCATCTATCGTAACCTCCACACCATAGCGGAATCCTGTCTGTGCTGTTTCAGTACTGGATGCTATTACCATTAATTTTTGACCACGTAACGCCCATTTGTAGGGCTGGTCTAAAAGTGTTACTGCCATTATTTTTTTCTTAGTCGTTTGTTCAACAATAAACGTGTTTCAATATCCTTTGAATACATCTGCATCAATTTCTCTTTGTATTCGTCCCATGTGTCTTCTATTGCCTCGCGGTAATAGTGTATTCCTTCTATTCCATTTTCACCGATGCTCCTTGCAATAGCAAAGGCTGCACTCTTGATGTTGCTTTCTGTTGACTTGATAAACTCGCCTTGCCTGTTGCGTAACTTTATAGGCTTGATGCGTAACCAATTCTCAATAGCCTTAACAGGTGGCCGCTTTGTTGGATCACCCGGATAAGGTTTGCGTCCCCACTCAATCACATCTGCATATTGACCTGCTGCATCATTGTCTACTGTGAAGTCAAGTGTAGGCTTGCGGTATCGTATGCGTAGTTTGTAGGTAAGTGAGTTAATCAATGTGCCTGATGCAACACGATTGACCACCTTACCACGCACCCTGCGTTTGATGCGCAGGTTTGATTTTGCACGCTCCACTACTGCAGCTGCATATTCCTCAAGTGCTATTTTAAAAGCATCATCCGCCATTATACTACTTCTTCAAATTCAACTATTGCACCTGTCAATGCGGTCAATGCACCTGATACACTTGAACGCATACGCATGGCAACGGTGCCATTTGCACTGCAGCGTATAACACCATCAGATGTAGCACATCCATTCACACCTGTTACCAGTGTTCCAGTGTCGTATCCTGTTTGGTTGTTTACAAAGTTGGTAGTACCTGTTGCTGCTGCTGTAAAGCGGTAGCGTGTCATGGTCAGTGTAGGACCACTAACCGCAAAATTGATAGTACCGGATGTGACCGTATAAGGAATAGTTGCACGCCACTTATATGTTTTGTTTGCTGTTACTGCAAAGGTTAACCCTGTTACATCCTGCCATGCTGTACCACTCGTTGCTACATCACCTGATAAGAACGCAGTGCCTAATCCTAAATCAGTCTTTAATGATGCAAGTGACAATGCGCTAATTGTATTATCAGCATTGATACGCAAATAACGAATAGCACTTGGATTTGGTAGTGTAGCAAGATTAGTTCCTACTGTTGTTAGTCCTATGCTATCCTGCTTACCATTGAATGTTGACCAATCAGCACTGCTCAATGCACCGCGATTTGCTGCGCTTGCAGTGGGCAGGTTAAATGTATGCGTACTGCCTGCGCTGTTAATAGCAAAGTCAGTACCTGTTGTACCTGTTGCAAATGTTTGTGTGTTTGCAGTTAGGCCATTCAGTGAAGACAATCCGATAGCATACGTAGTATGAACCTCACCTATCTTGCCGTCTTCTGTGTATAGTGTAACAGTCTTACCATTGGTGTTTTGAATATCAAATTCAATATGTATGCGGTCGGTTGCAGCTGTGACTGTATTAGGAACTGATATGCTGAACGTATACAAATCAGGCACGTTGCCATTTGTGATTTGTTCAAGTGGTGAAGTAGCCACCAACGTAAATGTGCTGCCGTTGTAAGTATAAAGCTTGGCAACTATTTCAGCATTATTTGAACCGCCACCTGTTTCACTTAAGTACACATCAATACTCCATACACCCGAAGGTATAAGTAAATGATTTGGTTCACCTACATCAGTAATAAAACGAGCTATTGCTCCTGTTGTTGCCCTGGTGAAGTTAGCCGCTGGTCCTGTGTTTGCAGCTGTGCCTAATTCATAGTAATCATTACCGCCTATCGTGCCCTGTGATATATTACCATTAAAGTAAAAAACCTGCCCACCTCCACCACCTGTGGCGGGAAAGTTAGCAAGAGTACCATCACCACGCACATATTGATCTGTGGTACCTGCACCCGTTACCGTCAATGTTCCTGCAGTAGTCACGGGTGAATTAGCAACATTAAATGCTGAAGGCATTGATAGACCTACCGAAGTAACCGTACCTCCTGTTGCCGGTGTGCTATTAACCCATTGCGAGCCGTTGTAAGATAGTACCTGCCCATTTGATGGAGTAGGCGCATTCACATCCGCTAAGTCATCAAGGTTGCTTGGTATTGACGGCTGATTGATTAAGTCATTGTAATCGCCCGATGTAGCAACTGCTGCAAGTGTTGGCTTATTCAATATCTGTGCAACACCGCTTACTGCATTCCAATCGCTGTTAACCTGTGCAGCAGGTATAGTAGGTTTGTTTAATATCTGATAGTCGCCTGTGGTAGCGTTCCAATCTACAGGTGTTTGACGCAATCTATATCCAACAGCTACAAGTGTCCAGTATGCAGGATTGCTTGGATTGATACCATCGTTATTTGCAATGCAACTATACACGCTGCCATTGTACCAAACGCGGTCACCTATCTGATAAGGATTGCCCTGTGCTGTGGTATGGTTTGCATTCCATTCAGTGCTCACATAGTCACCACCACCACCACCACCACCCGATGCATCAAACGTAACAGAGCCATCACCATTGTCAGTGATGGTAATATTAGTACCTGCAACAAGGTCAAGGATATTCTGCACTGCATTGTCTACACCATTCGTGCGTAATACGATGCCATAAGGTGTACCACTACCGCCCGTAGAGGAACCGCCCACACTCCAAATAGCAGGTATATCACATGCACTCCAGTCCCAAGGCACTTCAAGCGAAAGAGTAAAGGTCACACCTGTAACAGTGTTCTTCTGCTCTTCCATGAAAGGCTCAAACGTTGGGTTATTGGTTAGCTGCACATCAAAGCCAAACAGCTGCAAGCCATTCTTTACTTCAGCAACAAGGTCTTGCCCTAATCGTATGCAATCACTGATTACCTCACGCTGGTATTCTGCTTTGTATTCCTTGTCGCGTGGTATATCAGCAAACATGATTAGAAAATCAAACTGCATTCCACCATCCACAGGACGTATTTGCTCCGGCACAACGTGCATAAATGGATATTGATCATCCTGCAGTTGGTCTGCAAGGTCAATCTGTCCATGTGTGAACCTGCGTATCAGAAAGTGACCTGCAGCAAATGCCTCAAGTCTATTGATAAGTACGTTATAGCTGTAATTGTATGTACTCATTATCTATTTCGTTTTCTCATTTCTACTTTTTGCACGTATGCATAATCGGCCAAATAGGTCAGATGCGTAAATATCTCAAGCACGTTGCGTTCTGTTACTGCATCAAACCTTGTCACATCACGTTCTGCAAGTGATTCAATGATGTGGAACCATCCATACACGGCTAATCCATCAGGGGTTGTTCCTGCTTCATCTCCTTCACTATCTCCGTTATCTCCTTTGCCAAATATTCGAGGGAACTGTTGTATAGTTCTATTTCTAAACTCGAAAAAAAAAGCAGTACATTCAGTACATGTGCAAGTGTTAACTGCTTCACATCATCTTTGTACTTCGCTATGGCTGTTGTGCTGTATGGTACTATATCGTAATACTTACCAAACTTTGCCTTGATAGGTCGGTATAGGATGCACATCATCTTTAGTGCTGCTTCACCATTTAGCTTACCATCTTGATACAGGTTGCTGCATGAACTATCCAAGTCAATGTATTCACCAAAGCTCATTTCATTTAAGTTAGGTACAAAACCAAGTTCGGTTATACCTAATCGCACCTTGCGGTCAAAGCCTTCAGGACTTAACTGCAATGCTGCTTCAAACTTGCTTATGATTTCATCAATCACATGCATCTGAAGTATCTTAATACTTTCATTTGACTTGCCTGTGATAATATGCACCTGCTCAACCTTATCAACTGCATTCTGGTAGTCGATGTATTTAGCCAGTGTTACACCTGCTGCGTTAGCTGCTATGTTAACCTTTATCTTCATGTGCTGTTGTATTGTAGTTTTTACGTTCTTTTTGTTACAGGTCTGAGTGAACCTGTATAACAACCGGTGCTTTTTCATCACCGCTGTGCGTTATGCGTGCTTGTTTTGGTTTGAAGTATTCGAGTAAGGCAGTGTAGTGTTTGATGTATTCTTCATCCTCCATCTCATTCATAATGCGCATACACTTGGCTGCACCTTGCTGTGTAAACCATTCACCTAACTCATTCCACATTTTGGTCTTTTCACTAACCGCACCTTTTGGTTTCAAGCCACCATGACCAGGTAACAAGTGGCCCTTTTCGTTTCTGCTCTTTTCCATGCGATTCAATAAGTTTCGATAAGATATTGTTATTTAGTTTGATACTGCGCAATGCATACGGCTATGCGCTGTTGCGTATCAGGAAATTCTTCTTTAGTCTTTGCATCACTCATGCAGCGTGCTATGAATGCGCTCTTTGATTCGTCTGTGTTTGGTGTTGGTAATGGCATATGTTTATTTTGTTTCGTTTACTTTTCCAAGTTGCCTTCTAAATTCATTGATAAGGTCACGTATGCAAGATGCACATCCACTTGGCTGTTCATGCTTCTTGGTAATCTTGCTATACCAATAATACAAAATCTGCATATCATGCTGCTCTATCTTGTTTGCTTTGTTTATTCTATTTATGAACTCATCTAATGCAGCTACCTCTTCAGGTTTCATGTCCAGTGCTTGCCATTTGTTAGCCGGGCAGGATGTAAAACGGAACTTTGTTTTTACATCCATAAAGCAGCCACATAACTTTATCTTGGCTTTGTAGTAGGTCACATCGTTTTCTTCAGGATCTACTGTGCCACCAATTAGTGGTGTGCCGCATGTGCCGAATGTGCTTTTATAAAACTTACAGCTTTTGCAAATGTTCAGCCTCTCGCGTTGAATGTGCAATGGCACGTTGAAGTTTAACATAATCTCGTATTCGTTTTAGTGCCCTATGTATGGATGTGCGCAGGTAGGCATAGGGTATACCTGTTTCTGCACTCAGTTCTTTGTAGTCAAAATCAGGTTTAGAATATAGACGTAGCAATATGGCATCGTATTCATTCAGCCTGCCTATTGCGCTGTATAGGTATTCACCATCTATAAAGGCACCTATCCACGTCTCATCCTGTTTGCTATCTTCTACTTGATTATCTGCATGCAGCTCGTAATACTTTCGGTACTTAACAGCGTAGTCACTACGATTGCTATGCCATGATAGCCACAATGCACGATTTACATATTGCTCTATCTTACCACCACACACAATATCTTCTACATCCTGCGCTGGTCTATCCATTAACCGGGCAAGTACTTCATGCAATAGATCACTTGCCTTTGTTTTATCGTGTGCAAGGCCTTTGGCTTTGTTTAGCCATTCATCGTAATGCTTTGAAATATTGTACTTTACGCAGTCGATGTTTGTTAATAATTGTTAAAATTTACTATGCAAGATTGAAAATATTTGCATAGTGAAAATAGTTGCCTACATTTGCCAAAGATATAACAAAAACACAGAACAATGAACTTCTCTTTTGAACTTGATTGCAACAACGCACCTATGACGGTGATGATTGATGTTGAGTATGCACCCTACTACCGTGCTGCTGATTATGAATACCCTGAAGAATTCAATGCTGATTACAAGTACCGCGTATTATGCGGTGATGTAGATATCACTGACGCTATCAATAAAAGCAACAACCACAAGCTGCAGGATGAAATTGATAGTGCCGTACATGCTAACGTAAGCAATCACTATTTTGAAATTTAAAACCCTTAATACAATGACAAAGATTCAAATCAATCACATGGCTCCTGTTGTAGTAGGCACAACAGAAATCAAACTACCTTTTTTCTTCACATCAGGCAACTGGACTAAATCCTATTGCTGCATTACTGAAGACTTAAGATTGATAGATGTGCATTACAGCTCCATCTATACCAACATCGATGTAAAGAGGTATGATGATGCCGAAGATATTTCTACACGCTTAGAAATTGAGATGCGTGAAAAGCTATATGAGCCTATTGAAGAGGCAATCTTCATGCATCACTTTAGCATTGCCCATCGCGAAGTGTTTTATTCAGCTAATCCTAATTCAAAACCAATACAATGAGAAAGAGAAATCAACTCAATGGACTAATAGCAAGGACGGTGGGCAGTAAGGCTGCCCTCCTTCGGGCTATGCAGCGAAGCAATACACCCATTACAGAAAGAACTCTGTATAATTGGTGTGCTGACTGCAATACTATCAAGCTTGCTCAACTGGTTAACCTTGCACGGGCAATGAAATTACCGGTATGCGAAGTAATCAATTCAATAAAAACCGAAGGTGATGAGTAACAAAAGAAAAAAAGTAGTTAAAATATCAAGAAAAGATATCCTACCAAAGCGCAGTGATATTGTCTTTATCATGAAGCATTTTAACATGATGCCTTTTCAAGATATACGCAGGACTTTGAATGTAACTAATCACCGCCTGATTCAGTGGGTGAAGCTTATCTACAACACGGATGAGAAAGAACGCAAGTGGCGTGAGATTGAAGCAAACTTAAACTTCTTGGAGATGCATGAATCATTCAATGATCAAATGGCATCGGATTATGATATCCAAGATATCAAGCAAATCGGAGGTAAGCAAGTGTATGTGATTAAGAGAAAGATTGTAAACGATAACCGTATGTTTTACATGGTTACTTTGAATCATGACTTTCACTACATGGTTAAGTTTGATATCTCTGTTGATCGTAATGATATCACCTACACAAACCACACGATGGGCTGTGATTATGAAGTGCATCCGGTAGGCTTATGGGAGTATCAAGAACTAAAAAATGATTTGCCTGTGGTGGAAATCACAGCGGATGAAGACTACGTAGGTAACTTTTGGCTTGCTATGAGTAATATGCTAATTGATGAAACACGAAGAAAGTAAAATACAACAGCGATGTGTGGAATGGTTTCGCTATTCATTCCCGCGCACACTAATCGCTTCCTTTCCTAATGGAGTTTTTATTGGTGGTACACCAGTGCAACGGGCAAAGCGGTGGAACATACTCAAGGCAGAAGGTGCAATGCCCGGTATGCCTGATTTGATGATATGCATACCATCAGGCCCGTACCATGCGCTGTTTATCGAGATGAAAACCGAGAAGGGAAAACTTTCAGACACACAAAAAATCGTTCACGCACAGCTAATCAATGCAGGATACTGCGTGAAAGTGTGCAGGTCATTTGAAGAATTCACACAAACAATCAAAACATATTTGGAAAAATGAGTAAGAATACCAAAATCAAGTATTACAACTTTATGATGCAGCTGTATACGCAGAAAGAATTTGACATCAAAGAAATGATGCGAGAGCATCGTATTGGTTCACGTGTTATTACACTACTTCGTGAGAGCAATATGATTAAAAGAGATGGTAAGTACACTAAGTGGATTGCTGAAATGCCTACCCAGGCTATTGCAAATGCGTTCACCAAAGAATGTTTAAAGCAATCGCGCATCGCTAATGCACAAAGCAAAGCAGGTGATAAGCAAATGACCATTGCACCTATCCGCAAAGCACCGGTTACCACACCACAGCCTATCGTAAAGGAAGCAGAATACGATAACAGCAATGCTAAGATGATGCTAATCATGGCGGCAGGTGCAATAATCGGATTCATGATTGCCACATTAATTTGGAAGTAAGGATAATTTGATTATCTTTGCCATGCGACTCAGATGAAAAATATTTTAAATCCCACCATTACCGCATTGCCATAAGCACAATCGTGCACTGGGTCGCCTTTGTGTGTAGTGGTGGGTATTTAGTTTTATGTATCACGATCAAGTTCGATTTTTATTTGACTTATTTCCGAATCGTTTTAGAGATGTGCGCAATAAAAATTTTATTGGTATTTTAAAAAATAAGGGTACTATAATGTTTGAAGCGATTCGACAAGATGACGGAGAAGCAGTTCATGTATTTATGACTGAGTATGAAGTTGAACAAATGATAAAATATTTAAGAACATTGCTTGATGAAAAATAACGGTTATGACCTTTCACGCAAGTGGTTTGATTTTGCCTTTGAGCATTCAGAGGTAAAATGCCAGCACACTGCTTTGTTCATGTGGATCATTGAACTTAACAACCGGCTTGGATGGAAAGAGCAGTTCGGAATACCAACCAATGCCACAATGGAAGGTTTGCACATTGGTAATAAGCGCACCTACTTGGATGCACTTAGCGATTTAGCTAAATGGAATTTCATTCAAATCATAAGTGAATCTAAGAACCAGTATAGCAGCACAATAATATCAATATGCCGTAGCAAAAAAGCCACAGCATTGCATACGGCATTGGATACGGCATTGATACAGCATAGCAACGGCATTGAACACAGCATTGAACACAGCAGTGCCCCTATAGATAAACAAAGAAACCAAGAAACAAAGAAACCAAGAAACAATAGAGTGGTGTTTACACCACCAACCGAAAATGATATTTATAATTTTATGGGTGAGTATGCAGTTCAAAAGCACATGCAGTGGACTGATGAAAAAATAAACACCGAGTCCGCGAAATTTTTTAACTACTATGAAGCCAATGGATGGAAGCAGGGCCGCAACCCTATGAAAGATTGGAAAGCTTCAGCCCGTAACTGGATGGGAAATAATTCTAAATTTGACCAAAATCAAAAACCAAATACTTATGGAACAAAATCAAAGTTTGACAACGTTGCACACTATCAAAACGTGGCAGCCCAAATCGCAGCTGACTTTGCACGAGAGCGTGAAGTGCAGCAAAATCAGTCAGCTTCGTTCGATTGATAGAAACGAAACCAAGTTCAAAATATCAATGCTTATTGCCCGGTGCTGCGCGATGCTGAATATTGATAAGAACATGAACAATGAGCAAATTAAATTTGCAGCTGAACACTTCGTGGAGCATCATTGGATATACTCGCTTGAAGATATTCAGCTTTGTTTAGATCGTGGCGCTGCAGGTTTGTATGGAGCAATCTACAATCGTTTGGACTTGTCAATACTGAATGAGTGGGTACATAAGTTTGAACAAGAGCGCAATGCTCACATAACTGCAATGCGTAGCCAAGAGCAAAGAGGTGGCAACCTGTATGAAATCTTCCAACACCCGCAGATTGAAAGCGCAATGAAAGATGTGTATGATAAGATAGCGCATAAGGAAGCGCCAAAGCCGGAAGCAAAGCGACAAGGCACATCACCATTTGAAAAGCAGATACTGGATGAGTATGATGCGCTGCCCGAATGGAAGGAAAGCAGGTGGTTTAAGGTATACCAAAACAAACCATACCAATTCACTGAGTACCGGAAGCAGCGGTATATGGAAGAAATCAATAACCAAAATGAATATTGATGAAGTACACAAGCTATCTTGATAAGATTACATATGAAGTAACTTTTAAGTGTCCTGAATGCAGCTGCAATAGATTTGAAAGACCTCACTACATGAACATGTGTAAGTCATTTTTGGAAGGTCATTTTGTATGCAGCAATTGCGAATTGCCATATGGATATTACGATGATGCCTTCACATTGCAATCAGAAAAAATTACACAACAACAACTAAGCCTATTCTAAATGAAGTACGATCAACAAAAAGAAATCGAGCTGCTACGCAAGTTGTTTATACTAACAGCTAAGCGCAGCATGCGCCCTGCCATGAGCGATAATATCGCAATGCGCCTTATCTTTGAGCAGCTACATTTGTTAACGGATAAAGATGAATACAAGCTATGACTGTTGCCGAGTTACTTGTTGAACTTAACAAGTATGATGATGATGTTGAAGTGATGGTAGGATACCTACACGGCAATACCATTATGGGCACAGACTTTAATATGATTGAATCAATAGATCAAGACACGGGTAATCCGATGGTGCTACTAATGACGGAAGAATACAAACACATATTTAATTAATACAACATGAGCAACTATCAAATGCAAGAAGGGCAGTTCACCCTATTTAAGAACAAGAAGACAACCAACAACGCACCTGAATACACAGGTGAAATTATGGTCAATGGTAAGAAGATGCGCCTTGCTGCGTGGGTAAAGGAAGGCAAGAATGGCAAGTTCTTTAGCGGCAAGATGAGCGAACCATTGCAATCGACTTTCCGACAGCAGGAAAACGATTCACAAGGCACAGGTGATTTGCCGTTCTAACCTACAATCCTTGACTTATGAAAAATCCTTCAAAACTCTTGGAGCCAATATTATTTTTTACATATCAAATCACTGAAGATTTAATCCGTACATCTCATGATGACGTAGTGCACGTACAATTCAATATAGCACAAACTAAAAAGATTACTTCAGCTAATTGGGATAGTGTAAAAGATATCTTCATAAAGCAACGATTAGCAAGATATAGCGAACACTATACAATTATTGAAAAAATCAATAGCGAAATCAAAATAATAAATGCTATCGAGAACCAACTTGATTGTGATAGGAAAGTAGTTTTATGGAGATATAGAGATGCGTTAGATGAATTGTATGATATTCATTTAGATGATTGAGTACTTGCCTAAACAAAATGAAGCATTGCGTGTGCTGGGTAATTCACACCCGGCACGTGTGGTGCTGTTCGGAGGTGCAGCAGGCGGGAGCAAGTCATTCATCGGATGTGCATGGCAGATAAGCCGCAGGTTCAAGTATCCAGGCACGCGTGGGTTGATAGGCAGGAGCAAATTAGATACGCTAAAAAAGACCACACTTAAGACCTTCTTTGAAGTAGCCGGAATGGCAGCGAGATAATACTGAAGGACTTGTTTGCATATCCAAGTGATCCTGAATTTCACTCGTTAGGTGGTCTTGAGTTGACTGATGCGTATGTGGATGAAGCTGCACAGGTTAGCAAACGAGCGATAGACATTCTGCAAAGCCGCATTCGTTTTAAGCTACGCGAATACGACCTACCACCCAAGATGCTGCTCACTTGCAATCCGTCCAAAGGATGGCTTTATAATGAGTTTTACGCACCACATAAGATGGATAATCTACCGCAGTATCTTGCATTCATACCATCACTGCCTACGGATAATCCACACCTGCCCGAAACATACATTGAAACCTTGGAGCGATTGCCCGAAATAGATAGGCGAAGATTGCTCTATGGTGATTGGGAATATGATGAGTCAATAGACAACCTATACCAGTACGATGATTTGGTACGCTGCTTCCGGGAAGAAGAAAGCAAAGGTGAAAAGTACATCAGTGCGGATATTGCACGCCTTGGAAAAGACCGTAGTGTCATATGCGTGTGGCATGGATTGCATTTGATTGAGATACATGAACTACGCAAGCAACCAATAACAACAGTTGTTAGCACGATTCGCCAACTATGCGATAGGCACAGCATCAAACTATCTAATGTGATCTGTGATGAAGATGGTGTAGGTGGTGGTGTAGTAGATAGCCTAAAGTGTAGAGGTTTCTTGAATGGTGGTAGAGCGAAGCAACCGGATAAGTTCACTAATCAAAAAGCAGAATGCTATTTCAAGCTTGCTGAATTAATCGAGCAGAACAAAGTAATTTTCAAAGTCAATCAGTTCCGCGATGTGATAGTGCAGGAGTTGGATATGATACGCAGGCGGCAACCTGAAGCGGATGGAAAACTTGCAGTAATAAGCAAAGAAGAAATAGCACGCATGCATGGCAAATCACCTGACTACGCAGATGCTATTATGATGCGCATGTACTTTGAATTATTCCCCAACTACGGCAGCTATTCGTGGGCGTAGTATACCCGTGAAGGTATAAACAAAGGTAATTGTGTTGCATTTATACCCGCGTGGGTATAGGTGAGGTGGTTACAATCTGTAACCGATTGAAGCTAACGCATTGATTTTCAATTACACGTTTGTTAAAATTTGTTAAAATACTTGTGTATGCAATTATTTGCAGTACATTTGACCCATCAAACAACAACAAAAACACAAAGCAATGAGAACACAAGTGAAAATTTACAGCGTTGAAGATCTTCAAAATTTATTAGCTGTAGAAAATGAAAAATTTCCAAGCACGTATACTGATAGAAAAAAAACAATCATTGAAATGTTGAACATGCGAGGCGTGAGAATCTAATAATCAATCGAGGGGTGCGGCTCATCAACGCACATTAACTTCTAAAAATCAAAACTATGAAAGCAAGCAAAATCATCAAGTACATCGTTTACACCGCAATCTTCTTCGCCATTCTTAGCTACTGCCAAGAGTTAAATGATTGCCTAATGAAGTACTAATTCGTATCTTTAAATCCAAATCAATAATAACATGAACTCATTCCACAAAGACAATCTTGAAGCATTGCAGAAGTTCCAGCAAATGCTTAACGCAACACCTGATAAGGAAGGTATCGAGAAAACACCCGATGGTAAGGCGGTAACACTTGTAGTATCACACGTAGAAACCACACTTGATGAAATGTTCTTCGGCCATTGGCGCACTGAGAACTTTAAATGGGAACGCATAGCCAACGAAATAGTTGGTAGTCTTGACTTGGTTGTAATTCACCCCATCACCGGGTATGAACTGCGCAGGACAGGTGCAGGTAGTATAG